CGCTTTTGGCTTAGCATCTGCCGCACCTCGCTCGCCGTATCGGCACTTAGAATTATGCGGTATTGCCTTAGGAGTTTTTGCGGTAGGGAAAACGGAGCGGCTGAGAGTTGAAAAAGCCCCGTAAAAAACGGCTCGGCTCCGGCCTAAGAGCTGCCTGCGGTGTCAGCCTTACCTCAAATTACGAATTCTGCATTTCTGATTGCTAATTGCGCATTATCGTTTTTATTCCGGGAAGGAGTTATTATAAATATGGAAAACAAAAAGTTTTACATCACAACACCCATCTATTACCCCAGCGATAAGCTGCACATTGGCCACAGCTATACCACCGTGGCCTGTGATGCACTGGCACGCTACAAGCGGATGCAGGGCTATGATGTCATGTTCCTGACGGGCACCGACGAGCACGGCCAGAAGATCCAGGATAAGGCCGCCGCCAAGGGTGTAACGCCGAAGGAATACGTGGATGCCATTGTGGCTACCGTCAAGGACCTGTGGAAGACCATGGACGTCAGCTATGACCGCTTTATCCGTACCACCGATGACTATCATGTCAAGAGTGTGCAGAAGATCTTTACCAAGCTGCATGACCAGGGTGATATCTACAAGAGCACCTATAAGGGCATGTACTGCAAGCCGTGCGAAAGCTTCTGGACTGAAGCCCAGCTGAAAGACGGCAAGTGCCCCGACTGCGGCGGCCCTGTCTATGAGGCAGAGGAGGAAGCCTACTTCTTCAAGACCAGCAAATACGCTGACCGCCTGCTGAAATATTATGACGAGCACCCGGATTTCATCCAGCCCGCTACCCGCAAAAACGAGATGATCGCCTTCATCAAGCAGGGCCTGCAGGATACCTGTGTATCCCGTACCAGCGTTTCCTGGGGCATCCAGGTTCCGTTTGACCCCAAGCACACCATCTATGTGTGGATCGATGCACTTTCCAACTACATCACCGCACTGGGCTATGATAACGATACCTACCACGACTTTGATAAGTACTGGCCCGCTGACATCCACATGGTCGGCAAGGAGATTCTGCGTTTCCACACCATCATCTGGCCTGCCATGCTGATGGCTCTGGATCTGCCCCTGCCCACCAAGGTGTTTGGCCATGGCTGGCTGCTGCTGAACGGCGGCAAAATGTCCAAGTCCAAGGGCAACGTGGTAGACCCCGTCAAGCTGTGCGACCGTTACGGCGTGGACGCTGTGCGTTACTTCCTGTTACGCGAAGTTCCGTTCGGCAACGATGGTGCTTTCACCAATGAAGCCCTGATCAACCGCATCAATACCGACCTGGCCAACGACCTGGGCAACCTGCTGTCCCGTTCGGTCGCTATGTGCGAAAAGTACTTTGGCGGTGCTGTGAGCGCCAACGGCCAGGCCGATGCCCTGGACGATGAGCTGAAAAGCCTGACTGCCGCCCTGCCCGGCAAGGTGGATGCCGCCATGGATGCTCTGGATGTACCCACTGCACTGATCGCTATTTTTGAGGTTGTGCAGCGCGCCAACAAGTATATTGACGAGACTGCCCCCTGGGTGCTGGCCAAGAGCGAGGAAACCAAGCCCCGCCTGGAAGCTGTTCTTTACAACCTGTGCGATGCCCTGCGCACCGTTACCGTGCTGATGCAGGCTTACCTGCCCAACACCGCACCCAAGATGGCCGAGCAGCTGGGTTTGAGCGACCTGAGCTATGCCGACCTGGCAAACCATCCGGCCGAATACCATGTGCACAAGGGCGAAGCCCTCTTCCCGCGCATTGACGTGAAGAAGGAAATCGAGTATCTGGAAGCCGAGGACGCCAAGCAGAAGGCTGCTGCCGAAGCCGCCGCTGCCCCCAAGGCCGAGGAAAAGAAAGAGGAAGCCGTTGCTGAAATCACCGACCATGAGCCGGAGATCAGCTTTGACGACTTCTGCAAGGTGGAGCTGCGCGTGGCCGAAGTGCGCGCCTGCGAAAACATGAAAGAAAGCAAGAAGCTGCTGCACCTGACCGTGTTTGACGGCGAGCGCGAGCGCTGCATCCTGTCCGGCATTGCCAAGTGGTATAAGCCGGAAGATCTGATCGGCAAAAAGATCGCCATTGTGGCCAACCTGGCACCCCGCCCGATGATGAAGGGCAAGTATACCAGCGAGGGCATGATCGTTGCCGCTGACACCACTGACGGCGGCTGCGAGATCGCTTTCTACAGCGATAACGTGCCCACCGGAACGAGAGTACACTGAGGAAGGTAGGAGTTAGGAAGTAGGAGTTAGGAATTTTTGGGGCGCAAAGGCCGTTTTGAATTAGCAATTAGATTTGAAACTGCCAGATAGCCTAAGGCAACACCGCACAATTCCCGCCTTGCGGCTTAAGCACCGCTCCGGCAGCTGCGGCACGGCATCTGCGTTGCCAAAATGCT